CTCTTCTGTAAGGAGAGAAAAGAAAATCCAGTCTTTCATTTCGCTGAGTGTCTTTGGATGATGGCAGGTCGCAGAGATGTAGACTGGATTTCACAGTACAACCCCCGTATGCGTGAGTTTAGTGAACACGGCACTACTTTCCACGGTGCGTACGGCTTTCGTTGGAGGCACTATAGCCCCAAGCCTGCGGATCACGAAGGCCACGGCTTTGATCAACTCATAGCTGTGTGCGAAGAGCTAAAGCGCAACTCATGGAGCCGCAGAGTAGTTCTTAGCATGTGGTGCCCCGAACTTGACTTGGGAAATGATCAATCTAAGGACTTACCATGTAACACTCATGCATACTTTAGGCGTAGGGGCGACAGTCTAAACATGACGGTATGTAATCGCTCTAATGACTTAGTATGGGGAGCTCTTGGGTCTAATGTTGTCCACTTCAGCTTCCTTCTAGAATTAATAGCTCACGAAGTGGGATTGAAGATGGGGCAGATGCATCAAATTACTAACAACCTCCACATCTACGAAAGGCACTGGCATTTCCTCGACGTGCCCCCATACTGCGAAACTTACGAGGAAGTGGGAGTTAGGTCTCGTCCTATCATTCAAGGACCCTTGGGTACATGGCTTGCTGAGTGCGAGGCTGTAGTGGAGGGTGAGCGTGGCCCGTTCTCCGAGCCCTTCTTCAAGGATGTGGCCCTGCCCATCTTAAACTCTAACTTCAACGACTGCCAAGCTTCGGATTGGAAGCTCGCATGCAAGAGGTATATCGAGCGGTAAATAGTGCATACCGCACCCTTAACCACGCACCGTTGACGCGTCACAGCGCGTCCTGACCAACCGTTATAGGAGATAAAATGGCAAAAGCAGCCAACGCCCGTCAGATTGGCGGAACCCACTATGCAACTCCCATTCAGCATTGGGACGTAGTGATTGCAAACGAAATACCTTACCTCGAGGCGCAGATTCTCAAGTACGTCATGCGCTGGAGGACAAAGGGTGGTCTCGACGATCTCAAGAAGGCTGAACACTTTCTTCAGAAGCTGATGGAGGTTAATAAGAATTTTGCAGTCGACCGTTAGACAGGGTACACTACAGTATGCGCGGAGCCACCCCCCGAAGTCAGTTCGGATTACAGAAAGCCCGCGCCTCTCTTCTTGCTTTCTGTGACTCCCTTAAACTCGCCGGAGGGCGGGGTACTGGCTCCCTCCACTGATATGAAGGAGAGAATTATGGACGCAGGCACCGCATTCTGGTTAGGAGCTTGGGCTTTCGCCATCACCTACTTACTAGTAAAGAGTGGGGTGATAGTGTGAAATCCATGCTCGCAGCCACGGTGCAGGACATAACCACCCTGCGCTACCCCCTGCTCGCCAGCTCGAAGTTAGATGGCGTAAGGGCGTTTGTGGAGAACGGCTTAGTGCTCTCCCGCTCTAGGAAATTAATCCCAAACCTCCATGTACAGGAGAAATTCAAATATCTAGAAGGTTATGATGGCGAACTTATAGTTGGGGATCCCACTGCTAAGGACTGCTACCGCACCACAGTCTCAGGTGTAATGTCTCAAAGTGGAGAACCGACAGTCCACTTCATGGTGTTCGACCAAGTAAGAATTCCCACTGACTTTTTCCAGTACAGGCTTCAATGTGTGGAGGATAAGTATAGACTTCCGCATCGTGGAATTGACAGTTCAGAAGAGCTTCTACATTACGAAGAGGAAATACTAAACTCAGGGTACGAAGGCGTAATTCTCCGTGATCCAAAAGGCCGGTACAAGTTCGGGCGTAGCACTCTACGCGAGCAGGGAATGCTAAAGTTAAAGAGATTTGAAGATTCAGAGGGTGTAGTGGTAGGGTTCGATGAGTTGATGCACAATGGTAATCCTGCAACTACGAACGCGCTAGGGCACACTGAACATAGCTCCCACAAAGCGGGGCTGGTAGGGCGGAATACTCTAGGAGCGCTGGTGGTCAAGATTCCTGAGGGATTTCTTATTGAAGCTGGTCGCTGGGATGGAACCGGAAACACTTTCAACATAGGAACTGGATTTACAGATGCTGAGCGTGCCCACATCTGGCAAGAACGCGAAGCATTCAAAGGCGCAATCGTAAAATTCAAGTATCTACCCATCGGAGTAAAGGACAAACCCCGCCATCCTGTATTTCTAGGTTGGCGTCACAAGGAGGACATGTGAAAATAAAAGCTGGCGAACTTCTAAACGCAATTGAAGCTCTAAGAAAATTAGGACAAGACAAGATGCCACTACGCGCTGCATCTTGGATTGTCTTGCTTTCTAAACGTCTAGAACCCTCCTACCTCTTAGTAGTGGAGCGTAGGAATGAAGTGATAAAGAAGTACTGCGAAGAAGGTAAGAATTCAGTAGCTACTGAGAAGATTCCGGACTACTTAAAAGAAGTGGAGCCTATGTTACTAGAAGAGGTGGAAATCGATGCCGTAAAAGTCTCCTCTTCAATTTTCGAAAACGTACTAATCTCGCCCCAAGACCTTAGAACTTTAGACTCATTCTTTGAACAGTGACTCCGTGGGACCGATTGTCCCTTATTTCGGTAGGGCCCTGGTCCAATCCCGGCACAATACGCTCACATCGACGGCGTGTTGGCCTTCTTCAGCGCTTGCGATACGCTTCGGCGCATATCGTCCAAAAGCTCCAGCAATTCCTGCGCTGATCTCTCGATCAAGGGCGTCCCGGTCGGGGAAACATATTCGCTTATCGCTAGCGGAACTGGAGGCAGGGGCGGGCACGATGCGAGTACGACTTCCGGCTTTGGAAAGAGCATCGAGCACCCGCTTGTCAGCAGCAGCAAGCTGAGAAGCACGCAGAGCATCTTGAGCTTTGGCTTTTTCATCTACAGCCTCCTTCAGTTTCTTCCATGTTACGATTTGAGCATCAGTACGGGATTGCTGGACTGCGGCAATAACAGCAGCTTCGAGCTTTGCCCCTTGTATCATCGCCTCGGCGTAGCCCTTACCTTCTAACCAAGACCAACCCATTGCGCCCGCAAAGGCAGCAGCAAGTATAGCGTACAGGCTCCACGAAGGGAGAGCGAAGCCTACCAGTTTTGTAATCCAGCCCATCACTCACTCCCGCTCTGCCTGTCCGTGGCAATCATCACGCCCAAGCAGATGAAGAGCCCGACGACCACAATGCCCTCGACGACATTCAGCAAGGTCTGCATCTCGATCATATCAATGCCCCGCTGGGTCTATGGCGTGCAGGATACGGTGCCACCAATAGGCCTCGGCGTTCGAGTCCTTGAGCACCCAGACCAGACGGCTGAACGTCCAAGAGGCTGAAAGCATCTTCCAGTTCTCTTGCCAAGGTTTGTAGCCGAACCTGATCCAGCCATAACCACATCGCATCACGAAGATGTCGAATAGGTAGCCGAAGATGAACGGGACAATCATGAAGATCATGAGCAGTACCTTGTGCGAGATGTGCAGTTTTGCAAACGTGCCGTCATCCCACATCCGCCTGAGCGTACCGTAGGCGAGGAACGTCAGGATGAAAATCGAGAAAAACACATACCCAGCTAGGAACGGATGCGCCCAACTGAACGCCCACGCACCTTTGACGAGCGTCGTGATTCCAGACACCAATCCTTGCAGCAGTAACAACTTCGCGTAACTGATGATGGTTTCTAGCATGTCACTCTCCTTTAGGAATTACTCTCTCTAAACACACGATATCTGTTTGTGTCACCGGCAGACACACGGTAGGAATCGTGGATAAATAAGCCGCTGCGCCGAGGATGACGGTTAGTGCTACGGTGAAGGCTGCCCCTACCATCTCGATTTCCTTTTCAGGACCACAACATTGGTGAGCTTCAACAGCTCGGCTTCAAGTTCTTCGCGTTTCCTCTGTCTCTGCAATTCGTCGTGCTCATCCCTACATCGCTTGCAAACAACAGCCTTGGACTCTGACCGCCAAGGGATTTCAGCAGACTGTCCCCAACAAATCTTGAGGGTGCAAAGCTGACAGACGCCGACGCAGAGTTTCCCTGCACGCATCTGTGTAATAGCGAAGGCGCTCTGAGGCACTTTGGTTGCCATTCAGACTCCCTATGAACATCATCGATTCCCGTTGATGTCCTGCTGCCGTTTGTAGACCTTCGCGCTCGCCGCCGCGCTGGCGCAGGTCATGGCGTTGACGACGGTCCCCGAGAAAGCGTCTGTTCCCTCGTCGTAGGCGTAGCGCATGTACCAGAGGAGTCCCGTGACGACGATGAACGGCCACGGAGTGCCGGTCCACACCGCGCCCTCGCGCATCGCAGCGATGGTGTAGCCGAACGTCCCGAGCGAGCACACCGTCATCAGTTCCTTGGACGCAAACCACGGGACCTCGCGGCGCGGCTCGCCATCCTTGCGCACCAGCCCGTCATCGACGCGCGGCATGCTGAAACAACCCGAGAGGGCTAGGCAAGCCGCGAGAATGACTCCGCGTTGCTGGCGGCGTCTCATCCTTCCCTCATAGCTTGTATCAGCCGTGAAGCTCTCGGCCCGACCTGAATAGCCCACTTCGACTGAGCCATTCCGTCAGCGGCAGCCTCATAATCTCCCCGCTTCATCGCTGCTAGTGTATTGACGAATGAGAACAGTCCTTTTCCCATGTTGAAACAGAGATTAGCTATGACACGCTGGCGATTCTCACTCATGGTTCGCCACCATTCGAGGTTGTCATCTAGTAGTTTCAAGTGTTCTTTGATGTCAGCATCCAAGAGCATCTGAGCTTCGTCTGGTGAGATACCTTTATCAGTGAGATTGCGACCGACTCCGATAGTGAGTTTTCCTACTGTGTCGGTATATGGCATTAGCCGCAGTCCTTCATCTCGAATCAACTCTTGACGTAGCTTGTCGAGTTCTTCAGAGGTCATTCTGTCCTCGCTTCGAAGTACCACTTGATTGCCGCAGCTTGAACGCCGTTCCAAGGAACCATGATAGCAGCTACCATTGCCGCAACTTCAAGACCGGGTTTATCAGGATGAGCCCAAATGAACTCCATACACCAATAGACAATATATACCGTCATTCCGAATACGGAGAGAGATAGTGCATGCTTGTCAATGTCGCGGGCGTCGATGAAATCCCAAGCTTCTGAAAACCTCAGAGCAAGGGAACACCAGAAGCCTTTGTCCCCTGCTCGGTCTATGTGCGGACGTTCTTCATTCATTTCTTATCCTCGTCTTCCCAGCGCAGGCGCGTCACGATCTCGTTCACCATATTCGCGTACCTATGGAGTCTATCCTGAAGTTCCTTTAATTCCTTCTCCACATGAGTCTTTAGTTCGTCACTGGACTTTATCGCCAACCGTGCCCTCTCGTCATCTAACTTAATGTGGGCCAGTACCAACGCGCTCGAGAGCGTAGCAATGATGGTCGCTGCGGCTGAAAGCAGCCAGAAAAGAAGAGAATTCAGGCTACCGTTCAATCGAAGTACTCCACGAGCATGCCTTCCTGTATAATGTCATTGGTAGTCGTAGCCTCCCCCGTGACTTTGATGGTGAGATTCGATATAAGAGTCTCAACAGCGTCGTCAACATTCTGA